GGTCTTCACAATCCCCAGTTGAAAGGGAATTTGGCTATGAGGTTTTAGGCCACAGCGAAGACGAGATCGATTTGAGTTTTGCGAGAAGTGGCAGAATGCCTCTTCTTTTAGATCACGATATGCGCCAACAGATTGGCGTAGTCGAAAGAGTAGACCTGGATAGCGCGGCTGGAATAGCACGGGCGACAGTTCGATTCGGAAGAAGCGCACTGGCTGAAGAGGTCTTTGCGGATGTTGTAGATGGCATTCGCTCAAATGTTTCTGTGGGGTATTCAGTCAAAGGGATGACACCTACTGAAGAGGAAATCGACGGTAGAGGAATCTTTCGAGTGAATTCTTGGTATCCACAGGAAATTTCAATCGTCAGCGTTCCAGCCGATAAAGGTGTGGGCGTAGGAAGAAGTATTTTACCTACAAAAAAGGAAGAAAAAATGGAAATGGAAGGCCTAAATGTGCAGGTCACAAATGAACCTGTCCCAGTGATTGATGAAAAATCTGTGCGTCAGCAGATGCTGAATGAACAAAACAAAATCCGCTCTTTGGCTGAAGGTTTTGGTAAGTCTGACTTCGCAGAAAGAGCCATTCGAGAAGGCAAGCCTTACTTGCAGTTTGCTGAAGAACTGAGCGACGAAGTGCGAACAAATCCTCATGTTGTGCAGCCGGAACTGACCAAAAAAGAGAAAAAGCAATACTCACTAATTCGAGCGATTGAAGCCGCAGCAAACAATAACTGGGCGCTGGCTGGCTTTGAAAAGGAAGTGAGTGATGAAATCGCTTCTAGGGTTGGCAGGCAACCAAATGGGTTTTTTATCCCAGATCACGGTTTTTCAACGAGAACACTTTCAGCCGCAACAGGTTCAAGCGGTTCTGGATTTGGAGATAAAACCGTAGCGGATAATCTGCTAGTGGATCGCTTTATTGACGCGCTGATCTCTCAAAGCATCATGGGCCAAGTTGGCGCAACTCGCTTTGAAGGCTTGGTGGGTGATGTTCAAATCCCTAAGTTTTCAGCGAACGCCTCAGTGACGTTCACGGCAGAAGCTGGAAGTGTGGGGAACAATGAGCCGGATTTTGGACAAGTGACCATGACTCCAAAAGAGGCCTCCAACAATATCAAGATTACGAGAAAGCTTTTGCATCAAGGCTTGAACGGAAATCTTGAAACCGTCATTCGTGACCACATGGTTAAATTGTTTGCTGCTAAAATCGACAACGTAGCAATCAAAGGTGGTGGTTCTAACGAACCTACCGGAATCCTTGCAACTACCGGAATCGGTGACGTTGAGAGTGCTGGAACTTCTGGGAATGCGGCTTTGACGTACGGAAATGTGGTTGACATCTGGAGTGAAGTCGCAGCCGATAACGCCTTGGTTGGTTCCTTGGCTTGGGTAACTCATCCGCGAGTGGTTGGCAAGCTGATGCAAACGCTTGTGTCTGCTTCTACAGACTCACGAATGATTATGATGGAAACCGATTCTCTGCTTGGGTATCCCGTCGTTCAAACAACTCAAGCACCATCTTCAGCGCCTTATTCCTTGCTGTTTGGAAACTTCAGCGACCTTTACTTAGGTTTCTTTGGCAATCTCGACGTTCAGGTTGATCCATATACAGCCGCAGGAAATGGAACCGTTAATTTGTGGTTTTATCAAATGATGGACGTTGCGGTAGCGAGACCAGAATCCTTCTCAGCAGCACAGGATGTGACTGTCTGATTAGTGTTTCATTTAGATGAACTGAAGGATTGGTGTAGAGGGGAAACCGCACTTTTGATTTGCGGCTCACCTTCTGCGCCTGCTGACGTTCGTCGCTCAAACTGGAAGAGAGCACATTGGATTTCTGTGAACCAACATGCTGCGCTTCTTCCAGACTTGGCTTGGGCCTATGCCCACGATCCAAGCATGATCCAGTTTTTGAGAGAAGAGATTGGGCTTACATGCCCGATTGTTTCTCCGCAATTTAAGGATTTAAAAGAAAACGATATATACGCTGGGATTTGCCCTTGGGTTCAACTGAGCGGCCCAGAAGCACTCTGGACAGCGGACTTTATGGGCTACAAAGAAATCTGGTTATGTGGCGTTGACAACTACGAAAACACAAGGCGCGACTACTGGCATCAGTACGTCAGACCGGAAAACGACCAAGTCTTCAAAGGCAAGCGAAACCCAAGAAAATCAGCTTGGGGTGAAATCATTCAGAAACTGAGAAATCCAAAACGAGTGAAGACTTTTAATCCAGAACTTAACGAATTACTGAAGGCGATAAAATGAAAGTTCAAATCATTCGCTCAACAGTAGCAGATGGGCAGGTAGTCAAAGCCGGACAAATCGTCTCTGTAACGGTTGAAGCAGCTCGCGAAATCATGAGACTAGGTAAGGCAATTGCCTATGAAGAGAAAGAGCCGCTGATTGATCGAAGCGTAGGGTTAACAAGTGAGAGTCAACCAAAATTGGTAAAGCGCAAGCCAGCCAGAAAGCCAAAGAAGACTGAGCCGGATGATTGATATTGTCTGCATTTTATTTAAGCCGGAAGGAAAGGGATTGCCAAAATTCTCAACCGGATATTCAGCAATCTGGGTGGACAAACTGGCACAAGCGATTGCAAGGCATACGACAAAAAAATACAGACTGATTTGTTTAGTTGATGAATTTTACGAATTTGAAGAAGAGGTTGATCAAGTTCAGATTGAAGGTAATGAATCCGGTTATGGGAATGTCATGGAAACCTTCAGGCCGGACTTGGGCGAGAATCAACGTTTTGTTCTTGGGCTCGACACGATCATTCGAGACAACATTGACGAGATTCTAAATTGGCGCGGCAGAGTCGGGCTTCTCACCGATCCAAACTATCCTGAAACGATTTGCAATGGTGTTGGAAGTTATTCCCCAGAATTCTGCGATTACATTTTTTACGAGTGGCAACGGAAAGAAAAATACGGTGAGCGAATTCTTTACAACGGCAGAATCTCAGAAATGCAGTTCCTAAGATTGCTAGCCAATGACGCAACGCGATTGAATGAGGTTTTTCCTAACCAGATTCAGTCCTACAAGTGCCACTGGCTCAAAGAGCCGGAAAAACGAGAAGAAGCCAGCATTGTCTACTTTCATGGAAATCCAAAGCCGCCTTTTGTTCACACGGATTTACTCGCTGAGTGGTAAGTGCAAATTGACAAAACCGTAATCATTGAAGGCAATGTTCAGCTTGGAAAAAACGTTTACATTGGGCCTTACACGATCATCTACGGGCCTGCTGAGATTGGAGACAACGTCCGAATTCACGGGCATGTTTCAATCGGTGATACGCCTCAACACAGAACAAGGCCAAAGCTTTGTGGAATCGAAATCGGTGACAATACAACAATTCGAGAATTTGCAACGATTCATGCTGGGACTGAAAACAAAACCAGAGTTGGCAAAGACTGCTACCTCATGAATTATTCGCACGTTAGCCATGATTCAGTGATTGAGGACAACGTGACGCTCGCAAATTCGGTGCAGCTAGGCGGACATAGCTACGTCATGAAAGGCGCGACGATTGGGCTTGGGGCAACGGTTCACCAGTATTCGCTGATTGGCAGTTTTTCCATGATTGGTATGAATTCAGTGGTTGGAGTGAAATGTAGAATAACGCCTGGAAAAATCTTTGCCGGAAATCCAGCCAGAAGTGCTGGTGAGAATGTGATTGGCTTGAGTCGGAATAAGGTATCCAGCGAATACCTCATCAAAGAAACCGAACGCTACTGGTATATCCTCGATGGCGATTGAAACCGAAGCAGACCGCGCGATTTATCTCGACACCGCAGATTTTGGCGTGACTGTTACCAAGGCAGACGCAACCACTTTTTCAGGCATTTGGGATTTGCGCTTCACCTTGATTCAACCAAATGGATTAACCATTGGGCTTGAGTCGGCAGAACCGCGATTAATGGCAAGAACCTCAGACGTTTCGACTCTTGCACATGGTGACGCCTTAACCATTCAGTCAGTGGGCTATGTCGTGCGAGGGATTGAGCCGGATAATTTGGGAATGACCACGCTAGTCATGGAAAGAAGCTGATGGCCCATGCTCGCCAAACGATCAGAGAAGCGGTTGCAA